TTCGAGCATTGCCTCATCCGGATGTTGGATCGCTTTGACGGCGGCTCGGGCCTGAGCGACGCAGACGGCGCGCAGCGGTGTGTGCTGCTGATCCCATGGGACGGGTCCATCAGTGCCGAGTTGCGGGTCGGCGGCGTAGATAGCGCGGGCGGCGGCTTGCAGGGGGGTCATGCGGGCGGCTCCGGTTCGGGGACGGGTTCGATATCCTCGGTTGGCACCCATGCGTATCCGGCCTTCTCCCACATGACGCGGGTCCACCGATGCTCGTCGCCCTCGCCGGACGTGCCGAGGACCGTGCCGAGGCGGTTGGCGAGGTCTGGGAAGCGGGCGGCGGCTTCGCTCGTCAGGCGCACGCGGGTCACGTCCTCATCCCCGCCAGATGGTTCCGGTGTTCGCCGCAGGCCCATATCGGGATACGTGGTGGCATGCCAAAGCCGAACGGGGAGTATGGCCGGTTGCAGATGGCGCAGCGTTGGGATGTGCCGTTGGCGTCGTCTCGGGCGAGACCACGGGCCTTTGTGGCGGCCTCGGCCTGCCGTTTAGCCTTCTCTTGCCATGCCAGGAGTTCATCCCGGGCCTTTTCGCGTCGTTCGGTTTTCTGGGCCTCGGTTTCCAGTGGCTTGTTCTTGGCGACTTCGCGAACGGCTGCGTTGTAGGATTGCCGGTTTTTTTCGCGTTCCTCGTCGCGCTGTTGTTCGGCTTTCCATATGGCCGCCAGTCGCGCTGCCTCGCGTTCTGCCCTGATCCGCTCTTCCTCGATGATCTCCGCCGAGAACTCGGCATCGAGGCGCGCCTTCTCAGGGTGAAACAGCCAGTCTCGGCGAGCAGATCGGAGGACCATGGCGGCGAGTGCCATTTCGTCGCCGACGATATCCCGGCTGCAAGCCGAAAGATCGATTTCCATGGCGGCGACCGTGCCGGCGGCGAACGCGGCGATTTTCTCAGGTGGGCATCGGTGCCGGTAGAATACCTCGATGGCGAGCATTCCGTTCACGGTCTTAACCAGGACATCGGGGCGGCGTTGGATGTCGCCGAGCCACGCTTCAATGGCGACGGGCGTATAGGTCACACGAGCGGGCGGTATCGCCTGGCGTACCCGATCGCCGTACCTGGCCATGAGAACTGGCGTTCCGATCACGGTGTTGGCCATGATGATGTCCTTGGCCTTCCGATGGATCGAGGTCTCGTAGGCCGTGGCACACGCTGACGTGGCGCCGGCGGCGTCTGGCATATGCTGGAAGTGCCAGGCCCGGTCGCTGGCGCCCTGGTGCGCGACGAGCGACCGCTCGCATGCGGGGCATCGACAACCGCAGGCCGCGCCACGAGGCACGTTCCTGGCCGATACCATCAGGTCGTCACCGTCCAGGCCGTAGGGGATTGTCAGGTCAGGCATCGGCCAGCAGCGCCTTAAGGGCGGCGGACGGACGTTTGCGTTCAGGGTCGTGATAGAGCCAGCGGCCAACCACGTCGTTCGCTTTGCAGGCGGGTCGCAAGGTCACGGGAACCCAGTTCTTATCGTCGTAACCCTTTCCATCGATCAGGTATGTGATCAGGCTGGACGGAGCGATGGCGATCTTCTGTTCGTTCATTAGCGCGGCGAATGCGTCGCAGGCGTCTTTCGTGAGGTTGGCCCACAAGAACCGCTCCGACTTCCCTTTCGTGAACATGATGGCGAAGCCCTCGCCAGGAGGCGCGGCGGCTCCCTCGATGCGGGCTATTTCCGCGAATGTGACCCAGTCATATTCGATCACACGGCGAAGGATTCTATCGGCCATGGTGTCATTCATCGGTTTATCCTCTGCGTTATCATGTTATAACATAGCTAACAAAGCGTTTTCGTAAGATGTTGATATAACACAGTTATGACGGATATGACGCATCCAGCATTATATGCGTGATGCGCACGCGCGCGTAGTTATACTTAATGATAAACATGACGCATTACCGCGCCCGCGCCTGCCCACGCGCGCATCACGGGTATAATGCGCGATGCGTCATATCCATCATGTCACCTACATAATTATCGCGATATTCCGCCATTTTTTCCTCATTTTCCTGTTGCGCTCCTAGATTAGCGTGGCAGCGAGTAGTTTGATTCCCAACACAGGCGTTCCGTTCATGGTGTGCTTACCGCTTGAAAATCCATGCTTTTCCAAAACCCGGGAAAACGCTTTATGCGACCCAGCGCGTTCTCCAGCCTTCACCGCCCACGCCGACCACGACTTGAACAGCGCGCCGCTCATCTCCTGGTGAAGCTTCCCCGTCTCACAACAATCCACGATCCAGAGCGCGGTGGCGTCCTCCGAATCGAAATACTCATCCGTGGCCTTGCTAACGATCGCGGGGGCGGCGAGCCTGATCTCCCGCCATTCCGCGCACCCCTCGATCATCCATGCGAGTATGGCCGGCGCTTCCTGCCAGAGCTTCTCGGACAATCCCGGGTCGCGCTCACTCGGAGGAATGGTAACGGTGAATGGTGTGAGGTTGAGCCGTGCCCGGATCGCGGCATCAACTGACTTCAGGCCGGGCTTATGGTTGCCTGCGATCGCCAGCTTGAAATGCGGGACGAACGTGAACGGATCTTGCCGCATGAAGTTGGCGGTGATCGGATCGCCACCGGTCACGCTCTTGATGCGGGCCTCGGCCCACGGCACGCCTTCCTCTGTCTCCTGGCTGACCACGAGGCGGGCGCCCTGCAACCGGGCCAGGACGGTCAGGTGCTTGCCATGGCCATCCGCGGTGAACGTGTCCGGCGAGGCTGTCATGGCGTAGTCGCCAAGGATGCGCGTGATCGTGTTCAGGAAGACGCCCTTGCCGTTGCGGCCGGTCCCGTAAAGGAACCACATGGCATGTTCCCTGGTCAGTCCCGTTAGCCAATATCCGGCGATTCGCTTGAGGTAGGCTTCGAGTTCCGGATCGTCGCCGGTGACGCGGGCAAGGAAGATCCGCCATTGCGAGCAGTCCTGTTCGCTCGATGGGGCGACGGCGGTGCATTTCGTCATCAGGTGTTCGGGGTCGTGTATCCCGGTTTCGCAGGTTTGGAGATTGACCACGCCGCCGGGTGTATTAAGCAACCACGGGTCGGCATCCCAGTTATCAGCGGTTAATGCGTGGCGCCGGTCGGAGCGCACCATCTTCTCGATGGCGGCGACCGTGCTGGCCGATGCCAACCGGGCGCGGTCCTTGTCGTCTGACGCCTCGGGCCCGATCTCGCGGGCGACACGGCGGATCAGGTCGAATATCCGGAGCGTATTATCGCGGCGCCACACCTTTCCGTCCCACACCATCCATCGGTTCCAATCCGCGACGAATTTCAGCGCGCGCCGGAACTGCCCGGTGAAACGCAACGCTATGGCGTCGTCGCTGAAATCGGGTGGGATGATCGTGACTGATCCATCCTCGCCGTTGACGTATTGGACCAGGACAGGCGCGGTTGGAGGCGGCTTCGCCTTTTTCCTTGGCTTTGGCGCGCGCTCAAAGAAGTTCGAGGGAGGTTCGTCAACCATCAAGGAACTCCCGCACGGCTGCCCGCAGCATGTCACGGGAGGGTTCTCGAAGTAGGCTTAGCACGAGCGCGCGGGCCTCTTCGGCCAGGATCGCTTCATCCAGCAGGGTGAGGCTAAGCCATTCGCGGAACTCGTCCCAGAGCGCGTCGGTCAGGTATCCGGCCCCGCGACGTTGGGCCATCGACAGAAGTTCGGCCATCGCCTCGGGGAACGTGATCTCGTCCGCCGCCATATCGGTGGCGAGGCGTCCTATTTCGCGCTGAAGGATCGGGACGACATGTGCCCGAAAATCCGCGGCGAATCTGGCCGGTGGGTCTGAAGCCACCCCCGTTCACTCCCCGGCCGGCGGGCGTTCCTCCTCGCAGGGGCAAGTGCCCGCCAGCTTGGCCGTGGCCACCAGTTCGCGTTCTATTGGCGGTCCAAGTGGATCGCCGATACCGATATGCTCAATTGGTGGTTCGGCAGCCAATTTCGCGCGCATGGCGTCTTCCCACCAGCTTCTCCATGTGACTTGCCTTTTAATCACGTCCACACGTATCGCCCATCGGATATCGTCCGATAAGGGAACTCGGATTCTTACTCTTTTAACAAACTTTCCCATAGTCCAGGCAGCTTTGTCATCAGGAGGATTAACGGTCATCATCTCCTGATGGAAAGTGAACCACTCGTATCCCAATGAAAATGCCTTGAAATAGTCATGCAACCACTTCTCGACCCAGTCTTCGGCTTCGATCAACCTGATAAGATTTAGCTTTCGATTTGGCGTTCCATAAAAAGTTGATCGATATTCAAGGTGACGCTGACGTTCGGCTGGATATTTAGACCGTCCAATCTTTACAGCGTCACCGTCAGCGAGTTTCAGAAAATAGATCATCTGGCGTCCTCGCATTCTGATGTATTGGCGGGGATGCCAAGCGCAGCCTCAGCGGCCCGTTCCAGCCACTCGACAAGTGGTTGGCCTTTGGCGCGTCGATCTACTTCCATGGCGGCGCGGAGGCTTGGCCGAACGCGGAAATTGATGACTTCGGTTCGGCGTTCCTGGCACACGTTTTCACCCGATTGTTGCTATCATTTGGTAGCTTGCGCCGTCACGGAACTGTCGTCAACCGAACAAACGGTGAGCGTGGCGTCAATTCCGCGTCAATCGTCTGTCTCAGGAAGTGGGCCATCCTTAACGGGATACGGCACCCACACCGGGACGCCAGCCGCGCGTAGCCGTCGCTCCATGTCCTCGGTCCCTCGTCCTCCGGGGAAGATCACGCCCGCGTCGGGCTTGCTATCGGCGAGCATCCGCGCGTTGCGGCGCGGGCCGGCGCTGGGCCATGGGCCGTCGATGGCCGGGCGAACCGGATATGTCTCCACAATGATACCGTGCGAGCGCATCCAGGCGTCCACGATCTTGTCCAGACCTCCCAGATGGCAGGCGCCATGGATCGCGACGGTAACGCCGTGCCTGTCCTGCAACAGCATCAGAGCGGCGTCCACGGCATCCGCGTCGGTGTAGGTCCGGCCGCCCGCGAAGAGGATGCGCATCAATCGTCCACCCCGGGCAATTTGAGCCACTCGGGAATGATCCAATCCGGACGTGGCACATAACACGCGGCATCGGCGTCGGCCAGGAAGTCAAACGGCTCGATGGGTGGTGACCTCGTGACCACAGATCCGTTCAAAACTGGCGGCGTAGCGCGGTTTATGGGTGGTGACCTCGGCTTTTCGGCCTCGAACAGATCCGCTTGCCCGTCAGTTCGCCGCACGATCCCGTAGCCTGTCCCTGAGCCTCGCCAGCGTCGCCCTGATGATCGCGCGGGCCATGAGGGCGGCGATCGGGGTCATGGCACTGTGCGCCCGACCAGCGCCTCCCCGTTGGCGTGAACTCTGGTGACTGTGACGAACAGCGGCGGGTGGCGCTTCTTGCGCCGGTCCTCCGGTGCCATGCGGCGGCAGGTCTCGACGGCGAGGCCGGTGAGCCGCGCGACCTCGGCCCAGGTATGGCCGGCGCGGCGCAGCACGCGGACGTGCCGGGTCATGTCGCCGGCGAAGCGCGGTGATAGGGGCGGGCTCATGCCGGCACGCGCTCGGCGAAGGGGTCGTCGGACGGGTTCGCGAACAGCGGCTCGGCGTCCGCTTCGTTGGGCGCGGTGGTCTCGGTGCCGCTGGTTTGCGCGTAGGCATTGGCGATCATGCCTTCAATCCGGTCCTTCGCCAGTCCGCGCGCCCGGTCCCGCGCGCCGTTCTGGTCAATCTTGGACACGATGGCATCGACCGATTGCGCGCCCTCGGTGACCGCGTGGGCGAGGTCCAGTTCCAATCGGTCCAACCATGCCGTCTGCTTCGCCTCGCGCTGCTCGGGCGTCTCGGTGGCCGCGCCGTTGGCCTTCACCGGATCGTGCTTCCGCTCCGGTTCCACACGCGGCGTCAGACCAGTGGCCTCGAACGGAATGTCGGCGGCTTCCTCGGCACTGATGACGCCATGAAGCACATCCGCGAAGGCATCCCGGAGCGCGAATCCCCGCGCCCGCATTTGCAGCATTCGAGCGGGGTATTGCTGCCACGGGCCGGACTTGCCCCACAGTCCCGCCTTCTTGGCATCGACCACACCGAACCGCGACAACACAGGGTTCGGGTCATCCTTGCGCGTTGCTTCGCACCAGCACACCATCGCGTCGCCCTCGCCTTCCGACCATTCGCGGATCGCGCGTGCTTTGCCGGACGCACGCACCAGCGCGATCATGGCGTCGCCGTAGATCGAGGGCTTGCCGCTGATCACCGCGATATTCTGTAGGCTCTGCATGGGCGCCAGGCCAAGTTCGGCTCCAAGCATGACAGCGATCATGATGGCATCCGGAATGCCCTTGTAGGCTTGCGGCACCATTCCGGACCTGGCGGCCTTTTCAGCGAACCGCTCGATCTCCTCCCAGGTGCGCAGATGGACCGGCGAGGGGCGCTGTTGCTGGATGGCGAGATTGTCCATCCGGTCGAGTATTTGATCGAGGATCGACGGCTCGGGTTCATGCCGGATCGCCGGGAACGCTCCTTGCGGAACGGGGTGGACCGGATTTCTGGGTGTGCTGGCGCTCATGTCATTTGGTCCTTTTCAGACGTGATCGGAGGATTTCTCTCTCCCTGTTTCGTTCATAGTAGCGCCTTGACGCCTCTCTACCGCATTGGCGACATGCTCTCCCCAGCGCGGTGAAGATCGTGTTTTCAGCATTGAAGTCATGACCTTGCCGGCAGCGCGTCTTTTCTGCATTGAAGCGGTTATGGGTTCGCCCCTTTTTGGCTGCGTCAACCATATTATCTTTGCGGGTTCCCCAGAATAAATGCCCAGGATTTACGCATGACCGATTATCACAACTATGGCACGCATCTAATCCATCACCATCTAACCCGGTATACAACTGGAGGGAGAAACGGTGCGCTACGACGTTCTTTTTGCGGACGCTGAGAAATCCATATCCATTTTGTCTGCACCCTCTTTCCCACAGGAAACATCCGCTCATCGGCTCTGGGATGTATGAGTTATGAAAGAATGCCACAGGGTCACGTGGCTTCGGGCCTCTTTTCATTTTGTGCGGATAGATAGCGAAGCAAGCCCGTTACTCAACGTGGCTCCTTCGACAGTGTGGCCAGCCTTCAGGGCGGAAAGCAGGGTGGCCCGGTCCACTTTCCGTTCGATCCTGACATAGATATCAGGGATGGCGTCTTCGTCGGTGATGACGACGGATGGTTGCCCGGCCCGGATCGTCACCGTCATGTCGGGCATTTCGTGCTTTTTGCGATCCAACGCCTCCAAGATAGCGAAGGCTGTTGTCCGTAGCGCATCGTTGCGCCGCGCGTATCTGGCTTTGCGTGCTTGTATGTCCTCGATCATCTCCCCGGCGGCGTCTGCCATGCTCTTGGCCTGTCTGGCGGCGCGCAGAACGCGGCCAAGGATTTCATCGACGGTGCCGGTCTCATCGCCCAACAGTTCCGTGAGCGCCTGCTCGTCATGCGCCAGATCGTTATCGTCAGTCAGGAGACGGGCACGCGCCGACATCCACGCGGACAAGGCGAGTTGGACTTTATACCCGGAAGGCGCGTCGCTCCGCTCGCCGGCGGCGAGTTGTTTTGTATCCGTCATTGTATGGCTCCTGAGAGGTTAGGGTCGGTCAGCCATCGTCGCGGCCTCGCGGTGACTGGCATACTGTTCGTCCAGGTAGTCCGTCAGGAGCGCGGGATCGAGGTCGCGCGCCAGATCGAGCGGCGGCGGTTGGTTGTGGGTGCGTTCGATGTCGGCGGCGAGTTCGGCGGTTCGCATGTCAGGTTTCCTCTGGTGGCGGTGGGAGCGATTGCCAGTAGGTCGCGTCCCTCAGTTCATCGACGCACCATCCACCGTGCGGATGATAGTATGCCACGGTCTGAAACCCCGGCAGATCATCGTAAGGCGAGGCGTAGATCAACACGCGCGTCTTGTCCTTCGGCGCTGTCTCTATCGTTTGCCACTCGCGAAACACGCCATGCTTTTCCAAACACCTGACCACCGCCTCGGCGTACATGCCGAACGTCACGTCCATGTCGCAGGCGTCGGAGAGCGCGTCGCGCAGTTCATCGACCAGTTCTTCGCGGGTCATGGTTTCACTCCAAACGATAATCCGATATGGCCGCGCTCAATGTCGAGATTGAGTTCGTCGTACAATTCCATGGCGTGATACTCATCACGACATTGCAAGACGATTGAGACACGAGTTCCGTCACGCTCAATAGCAACCTTTTCGCCTATTATCTGAGCTGATGGCGGCAGCGGATTTTTCATGGTTCAAAAAGTCCTGACATCGCGTATATTTACCTTTTTGCCCGGCTTCTCGGCGGGATGATCGCGCAGGCGGAAGTATTCCTCCGGTGTCACACGCTCGCCGTGGTGCCAGACCAGCAGCACATCGCAAGATATTCCAGCCGCTTCCGCGACCAGCATTCCCATCACGTTCCAGATCCTCGCATGGGACCATGGCGATCCGGCAGAGAGGCGTATCTTGAACCAGCCCGGTTCCGGTGCGTCGATCCGGCGCGAGGGTTGCTTCTGATCAGCCATCGTCGTTGTCCTCGCATCGCATCAAGCAACCCAGGAAATATCCCAGGGCCAGAAACAGCAGATCGTCTGGCGCGCGATATCCAAAGGCAACCAGCAGCATGTCGAACGCCACGACCGCGACCGGCAACGCTGTCCATCTCACGCGGTCAGCCATCGGCGCGATCCTTCTCGTAAATGACCCGCTTCCGCAGGCCCAGCGCCGCGAGGATACGCGGCCCCGGCGGTTTCTTGCCGAGCGAGACGAGCGAGATGTGCGCTCGCGACACGCCGAGTTCCCGCGCCCAACGACTGCCCTCGCCACGAACGGCTATATGCTTGCGAACGAGTTTGGCGACTGCTGCTTGGTCCATGCCGGCTTTGTTAACCGATATGGATTATGACGTCAACCTGTTTGTCACCATAACTTCGCCAGGAAATGCGCGGCCACGCCGATGCACGTGACGATCAAGGAAAACACCAGGATCGTACTGATGGTCAGCACCACTTTTAACATTCCGTCCTGGTTCACGCCCCGTCCTCCGGTTCCCGCCACAGATCCACCTGCCGCGCGAGGTCAGGGTCGCGGGTGGGCGGCGGCATGGTCAGTTCCATCTTCTCGAACACGGAATATATTCTGATCCTGTTATTAAAACCACAGACGATCCCCACGCACGCGACGAACCGCGTATCCTTTGGCGGCGAGGGCAGTATGTAATGGATCAGCCCGCAGCGTTGCCCCGGTTCCAGCGCGTCGAGCATGTTGGCGATCAGCGCGTTCGGTTTGGGGTAGGCACCTGCCCCTGGCGAATACGATGCCGCGTCATCCAGCGAATAGGGCGGATCGGCCAGCATCGCCTTAAAGCCAGACGGCAGCGGCCGGCGCGCGTCCTGAAGAAAATCAGGCGCGCATTCCGGGTCCATGTCGAGGGTCTGGTCGTTGGGTCCGAAGCCGCCGCGGTAGGGGTAGAGCCGCGCGAGACCGCCGCAAACGTGCAGCACGGGATCGTTGATGGAGACGCCCAGCAGGGCGCGGGCGCGCTCGGGGAAGCCGCCGAGGTAGGAACCATAACGCTTAATGCCGCCCTTTAGTTTGGCACGAGCCAGAAACCACGTATCGGCCAGCGGCCGGTAATTGGTCACGCCGCCCGCCTCCCGAACCGCTTCAGCCAGCACGTTCGGCATAGCACGACGCAAACCACACCCGCCTCGGTGGCCTTTTGCCGGCGCGTGAAAAGGTCGATGGCGTCCAGCCGCACCGGATCCAGGCCGGGCCGGATGGCGAACGGCGCGGCGCCGCACGGGCAGGCGGCGGTGGTGAGCGTGGGGTCACGCGGCATTCGTGGCGCCCCCTCGTATCAGCAGATCGCGCAAACCGTCCTGGTCCTCTGACGCGCACTCCGAAATGAACTGGCAAATCCCGCAACGTTGCTCGGGGTTTGGGACCATGGTGTAAACGGAGCACCCGCAGGCGACGCACTCGAACGTGACCCACGTCGGATCGAACAGGGTCATGGGCGTATCCAGTTCAAACCAGGGACTTTGCGAGCGTGTGCTTTCGCGGGGCGCCGCTTCTTCACGATCACGCCCGATTTCACAAGATCGGCCTGACGATCCCACGCCTCAAGCTGCGCCTGCCAGTGTGCCCAGATTGTTTCGGTGTTGGGCAAGAAGCGAAAGCCGACCGCTTCCAGACCGTTCAGAACATCGCTCAGAGACCACGCCACGACCGGCGCGGCGCCGCACTTCGTTAGCTCGGCGATAGTCTTCTGCTGGTGCGCGGTTGGCTTGTTCTTCCCTCGCTTCAGTTCCAACTTGCGCGCGAGCCCGTGCGGCCCCTGCACCACATCCATATCTAACTGCCCACTGCGGATTCCTTTGTTGGCATCACGGATACGCTGCAAGTCTGACCGACCGCCGCCGTCCGAATCGTGGATCGAGACCACATAAAACGGCGGCACCAGAGCGCGTTCAAGAAATCGCAGCGTCGCGATCTTGAGCCTATCTTCTGGCTTATTCGCTATCCAAGGTTTATCACGCGGCGCCGGATCGTCAGTCATCAACCATACTCCGCAACCGTTCGATCTCAGCGATTGTTTCCTCGAACATCTCAACCAGATCCACGTCTACTCCGACCTGGTTGGGATGTAGTGTCCATGTGCCTGCCTTGGCCTGGCACATTTCAACCCGCAACATCGTCAGCACGTCCCGCGGCATCCGTTCGAAATCACCCATCCTCGCGTCCTCTCTCAACCGGTCCAGGCACCGCCGCGAACCCGCCGCACGTGTTCACGGCGATCAGGATCATTGAGGCCATCGTGAGCGCCTCGTTCCATCCTCCGGCCATCTGGCAAACCTGCAGGCCGTTGGCGTCAATGATCCGGACGCACGAGCCGGCCGATATCTTCCACGGCAGCGGCGCGTTCGGCGATAACGCCTGGAACTGTTCATGGTCCATCCGCCGTCTCCTTGTCGATCATGCCGCGCAACGCTGTCTCCATCAGCGTCGGGTACGGCCCGGTGTCGGAACTGAACCCCACCATGACGGATAGCGCCTCCCGCAGCGCCTCGACGCGGGTCTCACGTTTCAACGCCTCGGCGTAATCCAGCACCAGCACGAGGTCGGCGCCGCCGATGCGAGCGGAGACCTCAAGGGCGAGGCGTTCCAGGGGGGTCATGCTGCCTCCATGATACGCCGCCCGATCCATTGGATACACGGAACGGCCATGCTGTTGCCCAGCGCACGGTACTTATTTCCATCCGCCGCCGGCTTGCCGCGGAACACGATGTCAAGATACTCGGTGGTCGTTTCAATGTTTAAGGCGTACGAATAGCCTTTCGGTATTTGCTCGCGAGTGAATGAAGCGATGGCAGCCGCGACACAACAAGACCAAGTTGCCAGGGTCGATTCGAAGTTCGGGGAACTTCGTGGCACTGGCGATGTGATGGATGTCGTGATTTCTTTTGCCATCTTGTTCAGGCGCGTAACATCGCTGGCAAGTTCGTTTATCTCGTCGCCGGATAATGCGACACACTCGAATCCATTCTCGGGTGACGTAGAAGGCTGGGTCGCATCCTCCCGTCCAGTGAGCGTGGTTGGGACCAGACATCCAATTGTAAGCGCACTCAGGTGAACAAAATCGGCGAGTGACATAAGCAGGGGAGACGAGTTTCGTTGTTCCGCACTGGACGCAGACCAGAGCAATCTTCCTTGATTGCGTAACTGAACTTCCCGCCGCCCGTAGTTGATCAGCGCACTCACGGCTACAGGCCATTCTTGGCCTAGAAGGTTTGCAGTCGAATGACTTGTCGCAAACCCGGCACTTGGTTGGCGCCTTTCGCATGACACAGTCGAGGCACCGATCCGCGACCTGCGACTTTGGATTTCCGCAAGCGCAGCGTTCTTTTGACGGTCTGAAGAGCATACGAAAATAGTAACATACTTTTTAACATCAGGAAATCCCTGAAGTCTGGCGCACTCAACGGGAGTCAATCGCCGGACGCCGGATTGCGAAGTCTGGAAGGCGATGGCCTGTCCTCGCTCGCTTACAGTGAATGCGGGATCACCGGCGTCACCTACGCCGTGTCCTGGCGCCCCTCCGCTACCGTACGCGCGATTGTTGGTCAGTTTGTCGCCGCGTGATGCCTGCCGCATGTCGATTGGTATCAGCGGCGTGCCCCGTCCCGTGCCGTCCTCGGACGCATCGAAGCCATCGGCGCGGAGGGAGTGCGTCACGAACGTCTCGCTTTCGCCGTCGTATCGTCCGTCGGGATGCGCGTTGAGCGAGCGGGCGACCAGTGTTTCGCTTCCTAGGCCATTATCGCCGCCTTGCGCTCGTAGCGTGCCATTGCCCTCACGGTAATCACCAAATCCGTTGATACTGTAACCGGATACGTATGTGTCGTTGTCCAGATCGCCGCGCCTGCCGCAGTCGCGCTTGGCGCCGAGCGGATTGGCGACCAGGTTCACGTCGTCTTCTCGCCTTCGTCCGGCATATCCGCCCTTGCCACCGCTGTCAGCGCCACGTGTAAGGCTGGCGGCAATTCCTTCCCCCTGCGTTCGGCGCGGCGCAGGATGCCCGCGCAGGCCCTCGGGGATAGCCAATACCTGGGCGGGACCGCGCCAGTCTCCAAGACAACCGACAACGAACACACGCTTCCGTCTTTGGGCCAGTCCGAAATACTGAGCGTCAAGCACTCGGTAGGACCACCCATACCCGCACTCTCCCAGGCCCCCGAGAAAGGCACCAAAGTCCCGTCCGCCAGCCGACGACAGGACGCCGGGGACGTTCTCCCAAACCACCCAACGGGGGCGTAGTCGGTCAACCAGGCGAATATACTCAAGGGCAAGATTGCCGCGTTCGTCAGCAAGACCGCCGCGCAATCCGGCGATGCTGAACGATTGGCAGGGGGTTCCTCCCACGAGAACGTCGATTGGTCCGTATTCATTTGCCTGGATCGTGGTGAAATCGCCATGAAGCGGTGTGTCCGGATAGTGGTGTTTCAGCACGGCCCGCGGGAACGCTTCAATTTCCGACATGAACTCACACCGCCAACCGAGCGGCAACCACGCAACGGACGCGGCCTCGATCCCGCTACACACCGATCCGAACCTCACGCCGCCACCCTCCTGACCGGCAACCCGGCATGGCATTTGCGATAATGCTCCGCGCAGTAACTCCCATCCTCTGACGGTTCATCGCAGAACCGCCATGGTGGCCCATCGCCCGGCAGATACTGGCACGTCTTCGTTGTCGGCATCGGCAGCCGCGGCGCCTCCCTGATGATCGGACGATACACCACGTTGTCGAAAATAGACGGCACGCCGGACGCCCTGGCGGCCACGGAGGCGCGGTTGGCGTGGCCCGGCGCCTTCGGTGGCACGATCACGGCGACCGGCTCCTGACGGCCTGGGAGCGGCGGCAGCGTGGTGGTGGCGGGAGGCACACGCGAAACCCGCGCCGGACGCGGCTCGCCGTTCCGGATGATGCAGGATGGCCGCGGCTCAAGGAACAGTCGGTGGCTTTTGCTGATGACGCTGTTTTTTGGACGGAAAATCCGCCGTCCGATTTCCGCCGCCGACAGTCCCTTCGTCCAAAGCGCCCGCAGCGTCTCGACCTCGGCCGCCGTCCATTCCTGATTTGCCATTCTGAGTTCCAATGATGAATTTCGGATCGATCCGCCAAACTTTGATCATCCCGCACGGCGAGTTGTCGGGGTCTTCGTGGATCAGGCCCGCGCGAGCAAGCGAATGAACTACGTGCGAGACATTGGTGTTGCTGACCTGTACATCGCGCACGAGCGACGCGCGTCCGTCTCGAAAGTAGCCATCTCTCGCGCGATGGATCATGGCGATGAGCATCAGCTTGCGTTGAATGGACAAGCGGAGCGCGAAGATGGTTTCGAGATCAGGTTGCACGCTTCGCCGCCTCGATCGCCGCGCGCCCGGCGTCGGTTAAGTGCAGAGTCATGGCACACTCCTTTGAAGAAACCCCGACGCCGCGGTTGCAACGGCGCCGGGAGTTTACCGGCTGGCAAATGGGGAGGAGCCGCCGGCATCCCGCGTGTCGATGCGGGTTTGGGCAAATCATTGGCGTGGTGTCTACCAACCCATATCGCGATCGAGGCGTTCGTGCGCCTCTTCTCGCTCTTGAGCGAACGCATTTCGCGCCTCACGTTCGCACTCACTTTTCCCGCATGTGTCGCGTGGGTCGTAATCGGCATAAAAGCCGATATCCTCGCCGCAGTTGAAGCAATAACGCTGTTTGGCCGTGCGTGGCATGGCTTTGTCCTCGCCTGTTTAAGAATGAACGGAACCACCAGCCCCGGCGGACAGCCGAGGGAAACCGCAAGCCTCCGCCTGCCGGGCTGGGGTCCCGACCGAGACCCGCCCGCGAGGGAGGCTCGGCAGCACGCGCGTATCATCGTTCTCCGCCGCGCGTGTTTTCGATTTCATGCGCCGTTCCTCTTACGTGGAGGCCAGAGGTCGGGACGAAGCCTGGACAACGGGATACCTGTCGCCGCCGTTATCGCATGGCATCTGTCCGCTGGAACGCGACGCCAATTGCTGATCGCCTGTCGGGTAACTCCGATGGCAGTCGCCAACGGTCCAAGGCCACCAGCCGCTTTGATCGCTTCCGTGATCGCTTCGTCTCTCATACAAGCACCCTAGACATGAAAATTCCGTCCGTCAACCATCAATTGCATGTTGCATCCCCCAACACCTCGTGCCATTCTGCCGCCAGATATAAGGATCGCACATGACGTTGCCCGTGGAATTTTCCCTGCGATTTCCGCCCGAGGCACAAGCTTCGGTCGATCGCCTGCGCGCGGCTTTGGCGGAGGTGCGGGACGCATTGCCGGACGTGCTGGCGCTGCTGGACGCGCTCGGTCTGAACAAGCCGGAGGCGAAGGCCCATGTAACAAACGGTATACGCGAGACAAAGAAGCTTCATCCGAAATGGCGGACGCCGGAGCGGGCGGAGAAGTTGCGCTCATTGTGGCCAGTCGGGACGTCATCATTTGAAATCAAAGCCATCCTTGAGAGCGATGGCGGTAACCCGGTCCCGAGTACCACAGGAATAGCAACGTGGGCTCATTCCCTCGGCCTGCATCGCCCGTGAAATTGAACGAACAGGAGCAACACTAATGCCCACCGAAACCGCCCCCCGCTTCGCCATCCGCGACCTGAGCGTGTTGCAGTTCGCGAACGGGTTCACCCTTTGGCACTATAAGTCCGGCGACGCTTCGCTGAGTGCCATCACCGCGCCGGGCTTCTTCGGTGACGCGCGCGACATGCTGCGTCCCGGCGACCACATCCACGTGTCCGGCATCCGCGGCGGCGCGGTGCTGTATGTCATCTCATCCGGCGACACTATCCGAGTCCTGGTCATGTGCGCGGCACCGGTCGATGCGGGAGGGTTCTGGTGATGACCGATGGAAGTGATACGACCGTTCCAGTTGTCTGGATTATCGTTCGGCAGTGGCCCGGTGGTAAAACCGAATTGATATCAGCCCACCGGGAAGAGGAAACAGCACGGTATGCCGCGTCACGCCTGATATCACCAGACCAATTTTGGCTATCATTGCACTCACTGGAAATCAAACCATGACGCAATCCGAAGTCCTGGCCGAGATCGCCGCGGACGAGGCGAAGTTGAAGCCATACTGGACGGTTCCCGCCGACGCGACGACCGGCGGCGCCGACATGCGATCGATGGCGCTGCTGTTCGATTACCTGTGCTGGGACAAGCGCGCCAATCGTCTCCGCGCACTCGCGCATGAGTTCGACCGTATGGAAGCAGAACTGAACCGCCGCTTTCAGGAAGAACGCGAGGCACACGCGGTGATGGAAGGATTAAAGACGTGATCGACTTGAACACACCCTGGGAATACGACCATACCTTTCGCGCCATATTCGACGCTAGCGGCACCACCGTCACGTTCCTGCCGACCCGGCACGATCCGGCGCGGGCCAGGTTGCTGTTGGCCTCGCCGCGGCTGCTGGAAGCGTTGAAGGAAGTTATCTCAATCGGATGGCGCGGTTCTCCGGTAATTTTAGACCCGATCGACAAGGCCCGCGCGCTGATCGCGGAGATAGAGGGAGACGAGCCGGACAGGGAGGAGTACCCCGACCACGGCCCGACCGATCCGTCCGCGACGAGCGGGCCAGGAGGCGGGACGTGAGCATTACATACTACACAGTCGTTTATCGTGTAGACGGCGACAAGTCGTTCCACGACGGATGGTGGCAGAGTGTCCGGCCTCTGTTTCTGGCCGACGATGCTCCGATCAGCATCACCTCGATATCAAAGGCCGACGAAATGACGCGCCTCGATCGTCTTCGGGAGATCATGGACCTGGACATGAACCCGTATGACAAGATGGACGCGATCAGGGAAAAACTGACGAGCGTGGAACCATGACCCTCCGTCGCCTTTCCGCTCGCCAGCGCATGACCCGCGGCCTAGCCAGCCTCGCCATGATCGCGACCGGCGCGCTGTTCGGCGTGTGGCTCATCGAGGCCGCGCTTGCCGAGGCGGATATCGCGGCGAAGCCGATGATATCAGTCTGCGGCGAACCCGCGCGCCCCGGTGTGCCGCCATGTTACCCAGTAGCGATGCCGAAATCGTTCATATACGATCTGCCGTGCGGCGGAACGGTGACGTTCACGATCATTCCGGGCGAAGGAACAAGCGAGTAATGTGCGGAATGGCCATGTTTTTTCTGGTATTGTTTATTTTTCAGACCTGTATGGCCCTCGCGATGCAACGGCTTCTGTCACGTAGCCACAAGCGGCAAGCGGAATGGAGTGCCATGGTCGATCAGTTCATCGAGAACTTCAACAAAATGAAGTCCGCGAATGACAGCTTGATGAAAGCGAATGACAGCTTGACGGAAACAAACGAACGACTTGAAGGAATGGTGCGACGATCAATTTGACGCGGTGCCTGAGAGGCTAAGGGCCAGTCTGCAAAACTGGATCACGCCGGTTCGATTCCGGCCCGCGTCTCCATAAGGAAGCCCGCCATCCATGACAGATGACGGGCTTCGGAGTGGAAATCGTCGGTGCGGCGACACCATGCCGCCGCCGTCCGGTCGCGTCAAGGCGTGGGGATCAGGCCGATATCTTGTTCCTGAGGGCGTACCCCTCCAAAGCCCAGATGCGATTGCGGGCGTTGTCGCGGGCGATCTTGCGCCCGAGTTCGGCGTTGAAGTTTTCTGGGCTGGCGGCGGCGCTCTCCCCGATCACGATGAACCCGTTCCGCAATTTCAGCGCGCACACCGTCATCGTGGTATCAGGGAAAACGTGATAGTCCTCCCCGACAATGGTCGCGTCGATCATGGCCGGATTGAGCCGAGGTGCGTTCCGGCCCCTGGCCTGGATTTCGGCTTCGACTGCTGCTTCATTCCGCATCTTCATCTCCTGGCTGCGGGATTGCTTCCGTCAAGTGAAAGCCGCCGAACGTCAACTGAACGGCGGCTTGTGTCAAGTATTATGGGGTCAAGGCGTGGGAGGCGCGGCCGGTGCGGGGTTGAGCGCCGTCCGCAATGACGTTGTGGCTTCACCGATCGCCGCCGTATTGGACTCAAGAGCCGCGAGATCAGCCGCCGTTACCGGATTTCCGGCCGCGACCTGATCCTGTAACGCCTTGATAGCCGCGAAGTTCGCGGCCAGGCCATCCGAGACTTCGGTGGCGAGCGCCTGCACGGCGGCGGTTTGCGCGGCGAGGTCAGTTTCGAACTGTGAAGCGGACATTTTCAACTCCTCAATTAAGGTGTGATCGTAGTCGAGTTTCGCGTGCGCGGCGTGCAGTTCCTGGTGAACATGATCGAGTTCCGCCTTGATCGCGGCGACCACGCGGGCCACGAATCGGTCGTCTCTGTCATGCTCGCGATCGGGCTGGCGGCTCATTGCCGCACCATGCCACACGGCGCGCGGCGGGAACAGGGACGGGAACTACTCAGGCGTCTGACCATTGGCGGCAACGCCGAGCCCATTCCGCGTTGGCGTTCGCCTTGTCCAGATCAGGGGGCACCTTCGCCGCATGGTAAGCAGCGTAAGTCTCAAACTGACGCGCCGCCGCTTCCAGTGTGTCCCGCATGTCCAACATCCGGCATCCCTGCTGGCGCAGCAGCGCGGCGAGGTCTTCCTCGCTCACGCCGCCCTCAGCGGACTGAACGACGGCGCGGACCGGCGCACCACGCACCGGCGATGCACCGCGACCATCCACCACTCCCGCCTGTGTAACTTGGCATGAGACCGGAGGTTACGATCCATTCGCAAGGCAACATCTCGCGTTACTCGCTCGCGTACGCAATGGTTCCGTGGCTTCGCGGCGTCGAGCATGATGCCGAGGGCGACGATGATCACCGCGTCGAGCCAACCGCGAGCAGCGCCAGAATGTTGTCTATGATGCCGCGATCGTCCACCCCGGCCGCGTGATCCGTGTCGATGAGACGTTCCACAGCGTGCCGCACAAGCATCATGCCTCGATCAAATTCACTGACCTCGGCTTTGACGCTTAGGGTGCCTCCAGCCAATTCCTCCAGCCACCGCCACACACCGGCCGCCGGCTCGACCTCCCCAAAGTCCACGCTGTTATTCAACCGCCGCACCGTGTCCATGAACGCGGCGATGGCGGCGGGCGAG